CCTGCGACTACATGTCTAAGTTATCAGTAAAAGCTTGCAGCGCCCGTAATTAGGAAAATTCCATCCACGAAGATCGTGAACTTAAAAACTAACTAGCCCTACCTTTAAAAGGATTCAGGATATAGCGCCGTAGAGGCATTCACGATCAACTTACGTCAAACTCGAATTTACAATAATTTCAACAGAAATATCTAGTTCGAGATCTACGCACCGCACACGTAGATTTTATAGTTTTATGACATCACGGTCATAGCTATTTATACAGCAGCCGGAATGGCTGAATAAGCATATAAAGTAGGAACAGCTAAAAAGAATACAAAAGTGAAATCTGTGCCAGCTCCAACATAAAAGTTGTAAGCATTAGCAGAATTCCATTCTGCATTTGTTGCTATTGAAGTCTTTGGGGTTTGAATCTCCAACATATCTACTTTATCAACATTTGAATAATCAAACGCATTACCTAAGATAGCATCAGTTGGTGCTGAAGTTCTAAACTTGTATGGAGAATAAAATGGTACAGATGCAGATACACCGGATAAAGTCCGGTTATTTGTAATATACATACCTGCTGCACCACCAATACTTGCAGCTGCCATTAATCTTGAAGAAAGATTATTGGATGTTGCTCCACCATAATTGGAATTATAACCAGCAGATGATAAAGCAACAGTATTGCCTGGCCTCTGTAGACGTAATTCACAATTAATCTGTGGATTTAGTGGATTTACTCGCCAATGTATAGAACCTCGATTCGCCAAAAAACACTGTCCTAACCATGTGATTGGAGTATAGTTACACCAATTATATGATTTGGTAGTGCCTGAAATCAAACCTGTAGCACTGTTAATTCCATTGGGATCATAACCTGGACACATTGGATAGCGATTAAACTCTGATCCTCGCAATTGTAATACAAGAGTAGCACCTGTACCACCCGTAATAAAAGAATTACGGAGAAAACATGTTCTACGTATTACGGTTCTCAGAGATTTAATACTCTCCCCAAAGTATATAAGGTTAACCTCCCCATTAACTTTACTGGGTTCCATGGCAATGCTAGATATATCTTCATCTTCATTATCATAAGCTAACATACCAGATTGAACGGCAAAAGGCGAAAGAGTTGATGTAAAATCAATCTCTCTAGGTACGGCAAATTCGGTATTTTCACAACCCCGAACAAAAACCAAAACAGAAATATCTGCTGTAGTAATTGGGGCTGTTAATTCCGTCAAAACACGTACCGTTAATAAACCATTCTCGTAAGTTTGCTTAGTTAAAGGACTTGAACCATATCTTTCAACTAATGCTCGAGTGGTTTCAAGATACTCAGTAGCAGCCATATAGGGAATTCTAATAGTAACATCTGTAATCTCAGCAATATCCACAATTTTGGTATAAACTTCAGTTGTGGAATCGACTGTATTACATATATCACCACGAGGATCCCAAGAAAATCTAAGGCGACCACGATGATATTGGGAGCAAATTATTTTGAATCGAAATTCAATATCCCCTCTCCAATAATCAAATAATCGAGAAACCATCCAAAGAGGTGTTCCATTTATTATTGTTTGATTAGTACCAGTTGTTGCACCCAAAAGAATGGGTGATACTCCTATACAAAACAATAATGAATCAGCAGTGTTAGCAGTAGTCCAAGTGTAAGTAGTTAAAAGACTTTCTCTACCTACCAAATTTTCTACTGCCAATTCATCGCCAAAATCACAACCGCAAATTGCCGGATCCACTGATAATTCATTTTTGGAATCTAATGTCAATTTTGATATACTAGTTCCAATATCCGTAGCTGCAAGAGCGGGAAAAGGATCAGGTTTATAAGAATGAACATCATCAATTACTGGAACATTTGTATAACCAAACAAACTAGCTACAGAAGATATAGCGTCTCCTGCAATTTGAGTGGCTGTAGCAAAACGACCAATGATGGGTAAGGATTCTAATTGACCTGCAGCACGAGCAATAGCTGAAGCTGGTTTAGAAATTATTCCTTTTCCATACTCATCACGTTTCCCTGATTGCAAGGAAAGTGATACAGTAGGACCGGATAATTCGACATCATCTAACCACGCATAAACTTTAATAGTTATATTGGTTGTTGACGAACTAGCAGATTTCAAAGTGTCCAAAACCCTAAAGAATAATGTACCCATATTTTGTATCTCGGAAGCCACAGTTAAATCTAACCACTTTTTATGATAAACAAATGGTAATAACATAGTAGCACCTTGGGAAACAGAAGGATACAAGTAAACTCGTGGTAATTGTGAATATGATATATTCGGTTTACCACTAGAAGAAATAATAGGATTAGCAAATTGTGTTAAAGGATTATATGAAACCATCATTGCCCCATAATAAAATGGTGTAGCATTAATGACGAATTTCACTTTCAAATTACCCTTAAACAAATAGTAATTGTCGAATTTCTTCTTTATTGATGGGTGATTCATAAAAAGAAACCAAGGTTGAATGGAAACGTTCGTAGAACCACCAATAGCCCAATCATAAGAATAGATTTCGACAGGTCGAGTAACAAATTTCTTTAAATCAGAATTCTTTGACTGGACAACATTATCAGTTAATATTGTTTGAGGTAAATCAATAGCTTCACCCGCAACATTATCGTCAAATGTGACAATTGTTGCTGCTTCTTCAGTCATACCATCAGTAGATGATTTTTGTATCAAACCAGATTGTATAGCTAAAGGTTCAGCAATCGGCGGCAAATCCAATACCGTCGATTCAGGGGGTGCGAAAATTTTAGATCCATCGCTGGGAACAAAGTTTGCATTTAATTGTTGGGCAAGTCAAATAAACACCTAAAAATCGACTCAAATTATATAGGCGTTGTTACTAATCTTTTAGGCTTCACCTAAGTTTAAAAAACTCGATCATAACCTTACCGTAAATACGATATTCGGGACACGCCCAGGTGAATTTCATCATCAATCCATGCTTATATTATTCATATGATTTGCAACGGTAAATAATAATATACAGTAACTATTAATGATAGCAACATTTTGGTTTATAAGGACTTTGCTGCGTAAGCCCATAATTTACAAATTATCTAATTATTGTTATATTCAAAACACGTGAAGTGTTCTCAATATATTGTTCAACAAGTTCCTCATAAAAGGGCAAAGTACTTTTAGGTATATCTTTCATTTCTAAATGTTCAAACAATTCAATAAATAGATCTCGTTTGGCATTGTACACATCTTTACCATAGAAAAAATATTCTCTAATAGCTGATGAAACAACACTCAAACATTGTAGAGGAGGTGATAATGTATCTGATGCTGTCCACGTCAATAACATTTTCTCAATTGAATCATGATCCAAAGGAGCTAAATGATAACCCAAATCTTTATCAAATACCCAGCGCCTCTTCAAGAAAGATGCGTCAGATATATGAATGTATGGAACACTTTCAGACTCCTTATCAGCCATAGTGTAATCAATACCCATAATTGAAAATTCTTCAGATATTGAGGTATGATTAAACCACGGTATATCTTTATGTACACCCATAATATTATCATCTCCATATGATAAAAGTGACACTTTATCAGTAAATTCAAATAAAACCTGATCGATTGATAAATTAGTACCACAATTTTTATACCATAAACAAACAAAAACATAACGCATATATAAACTGTTAACAATAGAATTAATTATAACAGTAAGTGAATGCCCAGATGGGTTTGATCCAAAAAATTGGACTAAATCCCCATTGAAATCCATAAGGGGAAAAGCTGTATCAGTCCCCATAGCTGTTATAGCAGATAAATCTTCAGCATCATAATTACCCGAATATTTACAAATTCTTCTAATAATAGAAAAAGCTTGTTCAATAAAAACGGGCGACATCTTTTTGTCAAATTTCTTAAAGTCACCAGCTACTATTCTATCCTTACCATGTTTACAAATATAATTGTATAGACTAGTCCATTCTCCTGATTGCGCTACAGTTCCTATAGCACATTCGAATTCAAATTTCCTATTCTGCATTAGTCTCACAAAACTTAATAGATACTTCCTAACTACTATGATCCAATCAACAGGAGCCGATCCAAAGACTCGAACCTTTCCTATTTCAGCTTTCTCAAAAGTAATAGGTTCATCTTTCAGAGATGCTACAAATATAGGTTTATATCGTAAACCTAATCTATACCTCTCCTCTATGAAATCTATTCTTTCCTGCAAAACATCATTCACTCCAACAGGTTCATCCAATCCATGTTGAGGAGGTAAATCTATTAAAAAATGCCTCTTCTGCTTATAAAAAGGATATCCTGCCGAAGTATTACGATTAATCTTGTCAACATATGTTATACCTTGCGCTCCATTGATGGACGTAAATTGATCATATTTATGAACAATGTATGACACATCAGTTTGTGGTATCTGCGACTTAATATGATTTAAAAATCCTTCAGCACACGCATCAACAAGTACCTTATCAAAAGATACAATTGGATTAACTAAATCTAAAGCCGCCAATCGCCATGGCTTCCAACCACCTAAATCAGGTTTTGTATATTTGACTTCATATCCTCTTTTAGTTAAAAAGGGTTTCATCAAACTATTACAAACTCTAGACTTATGTTTTGTTTTAAAACCAGACAATGAACCATAAACATCTGCTGTACCATTTTCTATATAATTAAATACACTCTTAGAGTGTAAATTCAATAATTTAGTATGGTCCTCACTTAATAGTGGAAAAGCATCTGAAGCTGAAGGGTAGGAGTAATTTTTCAATAATTCATCGATTTGTTCTTTAAAGACACACGTCCCCATTATATCACGAGTAGAGTTACCCGCTCTATGCAGAGAAATAATCATATGACCTTTTGGTGTATGAGCAATCAGTGGTGAACCACATTCTCCTCCCTCAGTGGGAATCTCGCTCTTACCAAAGGTTATAAGGTGATCAAATAAAGCTTGACTTATATTATCCTTACTCCTTTTAATAGAAACATTATATGTTTTATTTTTGTGTAAAGTACCATCTAACTTGCGTGTCAACAAAATACCATTGAAATACAATTGTGCTTTACACGAAGGAAAATATCCTGTAATATCGCGTTTTGGCACAACATTTGGCAATTGTAAAACAGCTAAGTCACAATTCAATACCTTTAAAACATCCGTCAAATTAATCATTATGGAAATCAGATCTGATACACCATCAGAATTTCTTGAACGGAGAGATATCTCCACTCTAGTTACTGACGGATCCAAATGAGAAAACCAATGCGCATTTACTAAGTAAATATTACTTTTAATGCACAAGATATTTGTATAACGAACACCTTTACACTTCTCTGATTTAATACCAGCAATAAAAATATTGTTACCGATCATATCCTCAAATTCATCATTAGTTTGATTCTTTGAGGATAATATTGGTGGTGATAAATCAAGATTAGCTAAACGGAAATCTGATACAACCCAAGGATTATGGCGTTCCACACCTAAGGGTTCTGGTGGCACCTCATCAGACTTCTGTTCTTTAAGTGGTTTAAAATTCACATACGATGCCATTTTAAATAAAGCATAAAAGGATGTGATAGTTCCTAATAATACACAAAAGAATTTTTGATATCCAATAGTGTACTTAATCTTCCTAGCACAACCCTTGTAAAATTCTTTGTTTAATGCATTGTATATAAGAACATTACCAGTATATAATAATAAATCATTAGTCAATTGACGTAAATATAAATAAAATATTAATGTGGTAAATGTGCTTGTAAATATTAAACTATAATAAATGAGCCAGACAACTATATCGCTACAAAATCTCTTACACTTATCGTAGTATGAAGACATTCCAGATTGTTCCTCTAAAGAGCGACAATTACAGAATTTCTTTTGAGCATAACAAATTTTACAAATTTCAACATTATGTAAAGATTTAAAAGCATTAGTCATCTTTTTCTCATTTTTAAAATGATTTAGTGATTCTTTTGACATCCAGGATAAAAATTCATTAATATCCGACGTCACTAGAATAACTTCCTTCTCAGCTAACTCATACAATCTCTCAGGTATCTTTACCTTAGAAACGGTTAATACCCAATAATTTGGGTATTCATCATCAGCAGCGTCGGCTTTAGCAGCATCAAGCATTCTCGTATCTGTGATACAGTACTCCTCTTTCACTTTCACGTCTACAACATATGGATATCTCCTTTGAAGAGCACTAGGACATGAGAAAAAGTGGAATGCGTTTAGATGTTCAACGTTAGTGGAACCTAACATTAATTTACCTCTAAATGGCATCTTTCCTTTATCTTCAATCGAAGCTTGATCTGGTGTAAATTGTACTGTATTACGAAGTTGTATTGATTCTGCCGTGGTAGGGTCACCATTAGGTAATTTATCTGGTTTCATAAAAGCTATATCATCTTGAACCCAACACCATTTATCAGACGTAAAACCATCAGCAAAATTTGCTGCTGGATTACGAGTGTACATATACGAATCATCTGTAGGTAAATCATGAACAATACCAAAATGTCTGAATGCCATCTTGATAAGTGATGTTTTACCAACACCAGGCTGAGCAAAAAATAATAATGAAAAAGGAGTCTCTCTATAACTTTGAGTAGTCATTTTCAAAACTCTATCCACATTAATCATTTCTAATTCGTATAAATGATGTTTAAAAACCTTAATCTCAGGATTATTAGATATTGAAGCAACTTTAATGACGCATTTCAATTTCTCAATAGTTTCCCTTAATGTTTTGATATACCACGCTTCAGAAAAACCTAAAGCCTCAGGATTGCACAAAGCGTGCTTCTTAATTCTTAGATCTTGTATTGTATCATACAATTGAGAATATTCATCCTCAGTATGAAAAATACAATCTAAAGATCGCGTGGTTATTATCTGATAACCCTTATCCAAAAGAAATATCATACCATCAGCTAAATCTAATATTAGATTACCTGATAATTTATTCTTCTTTTGCATGTTTTTAATCTCAAATTTATTATATCCAAATTTATCTAGAACCAGATGGGCTGACTCAAACAATGAATGTGCAAGAACAAACATTCCAATTCTATAAACAGTAGCATATATTTTAGATTCATACCCTAATTGTAAATTCCTTATAAGTTTACGAGCGGATACGAAAAAAGGATGACTACTTTGTTCGACTAAAGAATCATCACAGTCGTCAATAATAAATTTTAAATACTCCATGACACCTAAATTCTCAAATTGTTTAAGTAAAGATGTATTATTACGTAATTTCCAAAAAATAATAGCATACTCAATAATAATGGAAGCATCGAAACCATTATTATAGCATCGAAGCAAACCTCTCAATAGAATACCTAAATCTTCTATTAATTTCATAACATAATCTTTATCATTAAACTTTGAATAGTATTTACCAAACTCAAAAAATACTGATTGTTCCTCGAGATCATCAAGTTCATCTGATGTAAGATACTC